TTTGTGGATAACTTTTTACTTGACAACGACCGAGCAAAGCCATGTGCCGTGTCCAAAACTATACTAAAGCAACACGAACAAAAGAACATAACGCAGTAATGCAAATGGACTTCCGTGCGGGGACATGCGTGGTACTTTAACTAAAGAAAAAACCCCACCACCGATTAACGGTGATGGGTAATGCGTAGGCAATTTATCGGTACTACGCAGTTATTCTGAAGTCAGCTACTTCGTCAATCGTTGCTTTTTTGTTTCTCGACACCGTAGTTTCCGATAGAGGCATAGCTTGTATCGTTTTATATTCCGTTGGAACTTTGCACTTGTGGTACTCCAATTCCCCAAGTTTCTCTTTGACAAGAGTGGTGTCAATCTTCGCTCCCAATTTTTGTTGAACATGAAGTGAGTAATCCTTCCCATGTAAAAGATTAGCGTTTTCTCCAAACGCTAAATCAATCATTAGTTGTCGGTTTACTTTGATAAAGTCAGCTAGAACTTTTTGCATTGTTAAGGCACGACCATAGGCGTCTATGATTGCCTGTTTATTTCTTTTGCTAACACTAGCTTTGCTTTGGTGTGCTTTTTCTAGCACTTCTATTATATTAACAGCTTTTGACATTTTATTTTCCTTTCGTCTTTCTAGTTAATATTATCTATATAGCATGTCCCACTTTATTTGTCAATACTTATTATTAATTTTTTTTTCCACAGGAAGTTACTGAGCTGGTGTCCCCCCCTAAACTTACTATAAGTACAACCAACTACCAAACTTACACTGGTGATGGATGCAGCTGCAGCTGCGGGGAACTACTAGAGTCACACAACTCCCAGCAAATACAACACAAAGGTAATGCAGAAATACAGAAGGAAGACATGTGTTACCAGGAACGCTGCACCAGCTCCTACTATAGCAAGAAGGAGCAATGCGATAATCAACAAGATCATGATGCAGTTTGCCCTGGTGCCGTGCACATGATCAGCTGCTGCATCTGAGCCCACGCCTCAGCATCCTGGTCCACCAGCACATGCGCACCGTCTCCCCAGTCCAGATACCAGTATTCCAAACGATGGATCTCATCATGTTCGTTAACATATGCGCGCAGCTCGTCGCTCGGGCCGCCCCAGCTGAACTGCCAACGCCAATACCCTTCGGCCTGATCGGTGAATGTATGCGGTTCTACATAGTCGAAGCTAAGAGCTTCATACTCTGGATTCTTCAGGTCTTCTGCCCTGGTGGTCCATCTGTCTTCTACTAGATCTATACATGCTTGTTCTTTCATTTCTGTTCCTTTGTAATGGGGCGAAGGTAATGGCTCTTGATCAACCAGAGCGAAACCCTCGCCTAATCCATGTGAACTGCATGCGCCTCTCGCCTATCGGGCCACTCGCTTCAGTTCAGGTACTTATATAGTCCCACTTTATTAGATAGTCAAGACCTAAATAATGTTTCTTCCACACGCAGGTTCCGCTGCGGGGAGTCCTGAGTACTGTAACTACTACAGTCCCACAACCCTTACCTTTCTGGCGATGCGTAATGGAGATTCGCCTGGAAGCAGGTTACGCTGCACCAGGACTGGGATCCGAGATGCTGGGGAAATGCTAGGTTTCTGGCTGATGGAGAGGCATGGCATGTGCGTCTGCTGCACCAGCTGCGGGAAGACTACTTACTAGAAAGGATGGGTTTCTGCGGTGATGGAGGCAATGGAGAATGGAGAAGCTCCCGCTGGGCTCGCATCCAGGACCCTGAGTCACCAGGGACGGGATGGGTAAAACTAGCAATGGAGCTGGTCAATGCAGCGTGGCTCACGGCAATGGAGCTCGGAAAGATACAGGATAAGCTCTCTTCGAGGGAGAGAAGCATAATAAAACTTCTACCGCCTTGTCTTGCATGGTTAAAATGCCACGCTTTTTGAAAAGGGCTTAACTTTATTTTTTTATCTTTAGTTATCTTTAGTTCAACCCAAAACATGATTCCATCTTTGCAACCATAACAATCTGGTACGCCAGGCATTGACCAACTCTCGATACGAGTCCAGAAAATGTCTGGCATGTTTTTCTTAATTAACTTCCAATATTTAGTTTCTGGTTTCAAAAGAAATATATCAACATAGACAACAGTGCTACGATTATGATTAATGGTTTAAGACCCACAACCAACAACAAACCAACTGCCATCCAAACAAAATCCCAATTACTATCTTTCATGGTGCCTCTTTCATAAGTTCTATCATTTGATTATAATAGATTAATCTAAATTCAAAATCCTCTGCTGTTAACATTGCTCTTCGTAAGTTTTCCACTCTACGCCAAAACAATGAATCAGTCATAGGTAGCTTAACATACTCATACAAATCTGGTCTAATTATTATTAACATACTTTCTCCTTTACTTTAAGGGGGTGCGAACCGCGAATGGCTAGTCCAAAATAACTATAGAACCCTATACGCACTTTGTTGTCTGGGTAGCCCCTTATGTGTAATAATCTCCCCTGCTAGTGGTGAATGTACTCCTTACAGTGAAGCTGTGCCAATAGGATTTCTCCCTAGTACTTAGACTCTCGATTACTACAAAATAGTATATACTCCCAACTATTTAGATAGTCAAGCTTTATTTTCTAATTCTTTAACTTCCTCAAAAGTAGTTTCAATACTATATTGTTCTTTCAAGTCTTGTAGCTTCTTCTCTACCTCTTCTCTTGACATGGAATCTATCGTACCTGTGAGTATTTCTTTTTTATCAACATACAACCCAGCAATCTGTCCACGCCTGGTCTCTGCAGCTACCGCAGCATTCCAGTTCCCCTGTTGAGATGCCTGATCTCTAATTCGTGCCAATGTAGCCAACGACCTTTCTTGTGTACATCTATATCTTTCGGTATTTGCTCTCACCTCAGCATCAATTGCCTTCACCACATGTGGGTATTTGTTTACATTCTGCAACCGAGATGCAATCATAAATGCGCTTCTTTTTGCATAACCTGCCTCAACTGCACATTGAGTTGCAGTCTTCAAACCTTCGGAATGCACCAGCAATAATATAAACTTTCTTTGTTTAGGTGTAATTTTGTCATCAAACAATGCGTCTGAGACTGGTTGTGGTACAAATACTTCTTTATTTTCTTCCATAATGCATCATTTCAATAGATGTTTTCTTTACAAACTTAATTTATATAAAACTTTTGTGAGAAATGCGAGTTATTTTCGTAAAATATAGATATTTTGTAACCTTAATAATATCTTAAAGTTACATAAAGTTACATAAAAACCTAAGTATTCTGCTACTTGTAACCTTGTAACCTTGTAACCTTAGTTTGACAAAAAAATAATTAAAAATATTTTTGTGGTAGAAACATCTATAAGAATTGCTGTTTATGAGAACATCTTTGGATCTTCACGCACCAATCTTAGTGCTTTATCCAACGCTTCTCTGCCATCAGTCATAATGACTTCCCATTCTTCAGCAGTGTATACTCTATCGTGTTTTGAATTATAAAATTTAATGGAGACATCTCCACAGTGTCTACATTTATAGACTTTTCTTACTGGGCTTTCTGGTAGTTTGGTGTACATACCGTTTTATCCTTTGTAATGGAAATAATACCACATTCTTAGGTAATTTTTCTCTAAAATATATCGAATCCATTACCTGCATGGACTGAATTCTTTCATATTTGTTGGTCCGTGATGCGAGGATCGCGTCCAATAAATCGCGTTGCTTGAGTATCTCTTGATCGCTCATCTTTATTTTTTCTTTTTTCCACTCAATGGTTTCATATAGGTAGGACCTTTTTTAGGTCTAAATGGTCCACCTGGTACAGGATCTTTTTTATTTTCAGGTCTAAATGGTCCACCTGGAACCATCAGTCTAGGTTTTTTTGAACCAGGTTTTAGTTGTCCTGAAGGTCCAAGACCTTTTTTTGTTTGTTTTTTTTGTTCTGGTGTTTTCTTCTTTGGTAGTTTTTTTCCAATTGCTTTTAATGCTTTAATCAACATTGCGGGCGGTAGCGCTTGTAATGCCGAAGTAGTAATTGTTTTTGCTACTTTTTTTACTGTTTGTTTTTTTGTTTTTGGTCTAGCCATGTTTTTTCCTTTTTTTACGAGCCCCCATTTAGCGTCACTAAACAGGGACTCTCGGGAGTTGTATGTAAACAATATTTACAATACGAACTATAGTAGAAAAAACAACTTGGTACAACTAAAAAGGAGGTTCTTGCCCCCTCTTAACATTTACAATTGGTTTACTCTGGATGAATTTTGTAGTTTTTGAATGATTCGGGGTCCAAGGGCGGTCCCCAATACCATGATGTGACATCATCCGATACCCCGTCACTCCATGTTTGGTAGTAGTACTTACTTTGAACGAGCTCCCCTTGTGAGTCACAAACCTTACACTGTTCAACTGATGTCTCTGCTTCAAATGATAACCTGATGTACCCATTTCCTTTACAATGACTGCATATAATCATATCGCCTCCACAATATTTTTCTTAATCGCTCCCATCTAACACGGGTTGCAATTTCTCTCCAGTTCCGTGGTTCGCGAACAGCGTTCTTCGAAACTTTAGCATACTCTCGTAGCAATCTTTCTTTCAATGGCGTCTTGCGGCCCATTCCATCCCCTCCTTTTCTTTTTGTAATCTTTCTGATTCAATTCTATTTTCTAATTCTTCAATCTTTATGTTAAAATACTTTCGCATGGACCATCTCCCTGCAAAAAATCCTATTACAAACACGCCTACAATGGCGGTAAGATGCCATAACTGAAACATATTTCCTCCTTTCTACAAAGCATTGTTTTATCAAAGAGCCAAGTGCAATATTCTTCACTAAAGTCACCAAACTCATTTTTTATGCAATCACGCATAAAAGTCTGATACGGCGAATAATATATGAAAATATACACACCCGCCAGTATCGTCCCACATAAGCACAGAATGCCTATTATTTTGGTAATAAATTGTAACATCTTAAACAGTACCAAATGTAGATTGCCTTGCCTTCTTCTTGACACATCATGTTATCGGTTAAGTATTCACGGCTACAACTATTGCAGCACTTTCTTTCATACTTCCATTCAGGTTTAAATTTTCTGTATGATCTAAACTTTGGCATAATTGTTTGTGTTCTCATGCGGCTAGTTTTCTTTTCTTCGCTTCTTGTTTTACTAAATATGTTATTTGCATACCTGCCGACCTGTCGTCGGCGGCGGCTATCTTCTTCAACAATTTGTAAGTCTCAATGGCTACTGCCACACTTTTGAACTTCTTCGTGTTCATCCTGTCTCCTTAAATGGCAACTTAGATAAATGCTCTTGATATTCGATGTCGCCAAAATCGAATGCCGATTGTTCGGGGTCGTGAGCCGTGGTT